TTGACCTAAACGCCATTCTGCAAAAGGGGATATTAATTCCAGCATGTTTTTACTTTGTGTATCTTCCCTAACCGCACCCGTAGAAAATGTTTGTCGTGTTCCATTATCTTCCATTCATTTCTCCTTAAATAATAAACATTCTTTTCTTTTCAACCAATTTAAAAGCATTTTCAAGTGAATCTCTCAAATCTTGGTAAGACAATTCACAAATATCTTCAAGTTGTGTCAATCTTTTTAATTTTGTATAAAACAATCTTCGACAATCTTTGAACACTGTATTTTTCTTTACTTTTTTGCCGTTTATATAACCATATACAGGATTAGAATTAGCATAATCCGACCCATAAATTTTTAATTTTTCCATGATATATTCGATTTCAACATCATAATACAGACTTATCTTTTCTAACGCCTCATCGAGATTGATTTCCACTTTCAATAAATCGTCAATTATATAGTGAAACAAACCTCCTATTTCATGTTCTGACAAATCATGTTTTTGTAGCATACATTCCAGTAAACCCCTTTCTATGAATTTCTAATGTTTCTAACAAGATAAACCATGAAAACACACAAAGCAACAACAATGACGATATTTCCTGTTTCCATAATCAAATCTCCTTTATATCCCTGAAAACAACTACATTTTTACATAACAAAAACATAATGTCAATACTTTTCTTTCAGTTTAGATTTATTAATTTTCTATTAATTTTCTGCGATATTCAGCAATGAAAAAAGCATCTGTTAAATCAAAAAGAGGATTTTTGTCTTTTGGTTTATTTTTCCATTTGCCTTTTTTCTTTTCTTGATCCAGCTTATATTTCCTAATATAATCCTGAAAATGATTTCTCACATAATCAGGGAGTTTGTGCGTACAACCAATTTTGACCCCCAATTTCCCATATCTCTTTTTATATTTATCGCTGTCTTGTCGAGTTAAAACCCTTGACCTCCACGAATTAACAGGAATAATACCTACCAGCACATCAGGGAAAAATATTTTAAGAGATACTTTCAAAAACCAAAAATGACCATCAATTTTGTCTTTCTCGCCACTCCGACCCGCAAAAGATAACCCCTCAATTGCAACTCTCAATTCATCAAATTTTACATACTGTTTTTCCACAAATGTTATAATTTTAGTGATATTTGAAATAAGCAACTCTTCATCGTTTAATTGTTCCGGTGTTGAATGAACCAAATTGTAATCAGCTAAATCGCCTTTCTCGTCAATACAAACCAAACCCGTTGACCTTAGACTTAAATCAATGCCGACAAATCCAATCATACTTGCTCCAATAAACTAAATTTTTTCTTTTTTACCTCATAATGACGATCAAAATAATTTTTTACCTCTTCTTTATGAGATATGCAGAAAATTGTATATCCATTTTCTTTAAATGATTTAAGAATAGAAATAAATCCAACAATTCCTTGCTTATCAAGACCAATAGTATCAAGAATTTCATCAAGAAAAAGGATATTTGTATTTACACTATTTTTCTTTTTAGACAACTCAAGAAAAGCAAACATCAATGCCAAATCACAACGGCTACGCTCGCCTTTTGAGAATGACCCATAGCTTAATGTTTCATATCCCTTTAAAACAATTGTTTCTTCCAACAATTCATTAAACTTCATACGATACGGGGCTTGTAGGATTTCGAGATATTTATTTACATAGGTATTAAGAATTGGAATATATTTCCTGACGATATAGGATTTAATACCTTTATCAGATAAAAGATTTACCGAAATATCAAAAATTCTTTTTTTCTTTTCCATATCCTTATATTGAAGTTTAATATCTGATAATTCTTTAATCAACTCTGAATCATCACGCAATTCCTTTTTTTCAGGTTCTTTTACATTGTTAATTTCTTCTATAGTTTGTTTAATTTTTATCTTTATATTGTCAATATCATTTAAAATATTTTTCTTATTTCTATCCAAATAATCAATACTTTTTTCAATATCTCTAGTCTTTGAAATTTTGTTGTTTAATTCTGTTTCTTTTTCCCTGATTTTATAAAGATATTTGTTATATTTTTCATTCAATTCCTGAATCTTTATGTCAATCTTTTCTATCTTTTCAGAAAGCGTTTCATACTTCCTGATTTTTTCCTTTATTTCATCCTTTTTCTTGTTAAGCTGATCAAACTCGTTCTGAATACTTTCGCTCATCGAATTTTTGTGTTCTAAGGTGATTTCTTGTTTACAGGTAGGGCAACTATCATTTTCTTTTAAAAAGGCAATGAAAGTCTGTTTTGTGTCTTTTAGAGCAGAAATTTTACCTAATGCACTGTTGGCTTTGGATATACCAGCATACTTTTCTTTACATTTTGATTTCTTATTTTTCAACTCTTCAATGTATGATTTAATTTTATCAGAATTGTTATTTTCTTTAATCTTTTCCAACTCACTCTTTAAATCTTCGATTTCAGAATCAAGCTCTGCAATTTCTTTTTTCTTTTCATCGATCGCAGAATTTTTTTCAACATACGACTCATCATAATTTAAAATTAGTGCATCATATTCTTCAATTCTCCCCCTAAGCTGTTTTTTAATCTCATCAACACTTTTGGTTTGTTGAGCGAGAATCTTTTTATTCATTTCGTGGATAATTTCAAGATTTGATTGAATACGCTTATAATCAGCTTCAGTATCACGCATATTTTCTTTATGAACACTCAAATCTTGCTTGATAAGTTTATTCATTTCTGAAAATACTTGAATATTTAGAATATCTTCAATATAGGTTCTTTTTTCTTGTGCAGACATTTTAATGAAGGGCTTATAAAAATCAGCATTAAGGCAGATATTTTGTTTAAGTGATAGAGAATTGAAACCTAGTAGACGTTCAAGTTCAGCCTGAAAATCTGTTGATTTAGAATCTTCATCAATTTTATTTCCGTCTACCTCAATTTCAAAAATTTTAGGCTTCATCCCTCTTGAAACCACAACACGCTTACCCTTATTAGATGCCTCAAGAGTCACTAAAAGGTTTTTCTTATTGGTCGTATTAATCAATTGGGACAGTTTTATATCTCGATAAGTTTTTCCCGTTAGAACGTAAAATACGGACTCTAAGAGGGTACTTTTGCCGTTGCCATTGGTTCCATAAATAAGATTAAGAAGATTGTTGTCCAACTCAATCTCAATTGGACTGTTACCATAACTTAAAATATTTTTGAATGTAATTTTATGTAAATTCAATATCGCCTCCTAGACCACAAATTGCTTTTCTTTTAGCTATAGATGTTTCTTTTCTAATGACGAAACAATAACCTTCAAAAGCATTAACATATTTATCTGACATTATCCACCCATCATTCTTATACGACTCAAAATCTTTTCTAAATTTTTTCTCTAATCGCTTCCACACTTTATTTTTATGAAGATATTTCCATTTTCGATTAAACGTAAAAATCAACAAAAACGACAATATTACATCAAAAAAATTTTCATTATATGACAACGTGTATGTTTCATAATGAGGTTCTTTCCAACGCCAAACAGAACATAAATGACCTACACAACGATTATTTGAGTTTACCGGACAATATAATTTTGTTTTTTCTGTAACTATACTCATACGGCCATACCCTTTTTGATTCTGTTATATACGTCTGTCAACATTTCAACAACCATTTCCTTATCCTCATCCAGCATATTTTCTTGTTCTTCCATGAAACCCTTTAAAATTTCAATAAAATCTTCGTTTTCAACCTGAAGATTTTTAATATCGTCTAATATGATCGAATTATTAATAATTTCGTAACTTATCACATTTTCAAGTAACTTTGCAACCCATTTATCTGTTTTGGATTCAGTATCGCAGTTAATAAAAACCTTTACGAAACAATCCTGATAATCTGAAATAGGTGGATGGTCAAAATTCTCATCAATTATAATCTTTTTGTAAATTTCTCTTTCATTTGGTATTTCAGTTATTTCTTCATTTTTCAGATCAAAATCATAAAAGGATTTTCTATCGCCAAAATCATTCCAGTTAATTTGGATCAGACTTCCAATATACTTGATTTTATCTTTGAGATTTTTCAGATGAAAATGACCTGAGAACACAGCATCGAATTTTTTGAAAAGAGATTGACTAAAACCCTCTTTACAGACCATTCCTTTTACCAATTCAAAACCGTTTATTTCCAAATGACCAAAGGCATATTTTGCATCTGATTCCTTAATGATTTTAAGCGATTCATCGTGATTCTCTTTATTAATCCAAGGGATGAAAAGACACTTGGTATCTTCTACAATTATCTGTTGAGGAACATTTTTTATGATAACGAAATTCTTGAATTCACCAAAAATCAATTCAGGTGAGGCAATATCGTTAGAATTTTTATGAAAAACGTCATGATTTCCAACACTTATAATAACTTTAATATTGGTATCTTTGAGTTTTTCAAAAATTGTTCTGGCTCTTTTGAAAGTTTTGAAATTAATTGATTGTCGATTATCGAAAATATCACCAGCAAACCAAATTGTTTCCGATTCATTTTCAATCGCGTAATTTACGACTCGTTCCAGTTCTTTTGTCTGATAATCAATAAATTCAGGGAAATATTCGTTTTCGCCTAAATGTATATCACCAACTAAAATCATATTTTTCTCCTAACTGATTTTTTATTTGTTGTTTGTAAGCAGGATGACAAATAACTTTATTATCGAAAATATAAAAATTAGGATCAGGAATAATGTCAAAATACTTCTTCGCAAATTTTTTTAGGATTCGTTTCTTCTTGGTTTTAGGGAAATGATATTGTTTTTCAATTGTTAAATAATGATTTTCAATAATATACATCTTCATTTTCTGTTGTTGTTTAAATTCGTTATTTAATTTAACAAATGTATTCATATCACATGCAGTTGAATTAAAATCTGATTCCATATCTAAGGTATTACCATAAAACATTTCTTCAATTAAATTACTAATATGTTGTTCGATATATTTTTCTACATCAAAATAATCATGAGTCATTGCCTTCTTCTCCATTTCCGAATTCTATTTCGTTCTTTGTCGGTAATATACCATACTTGAAATACATTTCGGAATCATACTGAAGTTTCGTATTGTTTTTTATCTTTTTCTGTTTTTTCTCATACTTAATATAATCCTTATAGAAATTATGAATAACAGTTGTAAAATACGAAAAAGGATTATCTCTAGTTGTGTCAAACCGTTTTGCTATTTCGAGACACTTCAAATAAGCATCTGAAACCATATCTTCTTTCCATGTATAACGATTCCAATTGTTTTTAGAAATAATTCTCTTACACATTTCAAATAAAATTAAATGAAGTTTATCAGTCATAATACCAGTTCGTTTAAATAAAATCAATTGTTTTTTTAACTCTTTGTTAGAAACGTATTTAACTTTTTCTTTAGGTAAATTATTTTCTTCCATTGAATATGAATCTCCTTTTCATTTTATAAACATTATAACATATAAATTAATATAAAAGGATAAACTGTTTCCGCAGGAAACATTGCCCCGCAGGGGCAACAAATAGTAAATAATTATAGTGTAATAATGATGGTGTTACAGATTGTTAAGTGGTAATCAATAAGAAATGAACTACTTTTTAGGTAAGATTAGTTTTATACATTATATGTTATTTTATAATTGATATGGTATTTTTCCCTATATTGACAAAATTAACAACTGTAATATATAATAATATAATATAATAATATCATCTTAAAGCTACGTTGTAGCTTTAAGATGAACGCTCAACTGCGTTGAGCGTAATTTTCTTCCATCATTTTTTTTTAAAAAAATACACTCCAAACAAGCTAGGCACATGAAGATATAATAACAAAGAATTTATAAATTCTTTGAAAAAATATTATTTATAATGTTTTTTTATTTTATTATATCACATTTTCGGACAAATCGACCCAAAAAAAATAATTATTTTTCTTTAATTAAATTCTAATAATGTTAGGAGAACAAACATGACTGATTACGCCCTAGAAAACAGATTTAAACTAAATTTTGCTAAAGATGAATTCAAGGATTTGCATAGGAGTATTATTAATTCTAACCTTCCCGGTATTAATTTGGGTACAATTATTCATCAAACACCAATAAAACCTCTTTTTCTTCCCGGTGACACAATCGAGTTCAATCAACTCACTGTAAATTTCAGTTTGGAAGAAGATTATGCAAATTACATAACCATCTTGAAATGGATTTTGACTAACAAAAATAGTCAACAATTAGACTCAGAAATTAAGGTAACAGATGTTTCGATGGATATTCTTAATAACAAATTTAATCCCATTTTTGGTATTAAATTAGAAGATGTGTTTCCGATTAACCTAAGTGACATTGATTATAATGTTACAAATAGTGATATTCAGGTTCCGACTTTTTCAGTTTCTTTTGTTGTGAATAATATGGAATTAGATTTAACTGTGTGAATTTTGTAATTTTGTGTTATAATGATTGAAAATCTTGATAGGAGTTTTAGTTAATATGATTGATGTTGAAAAACTTATGGACGAGATTGAAAAGGATTTAGAGTTTGATCGAGATAAACTTGATGAAATGATGTATAAAATTCCAAACCTTCATTCAAAATATTTGAGATACTTATATCAAGAATCAAACGAATTGTCAAAAAGAGAAATTCAACTCAAGAAGAAATATAGAAAAATGTGGTACTATTATAAAAATGATTACGATTATGTTGTGGAAGATAAACATATTCCGTGGCATATAGAAACAGATGATGATTATGCTAAGATGTTGTATTCAGTAAATAAATTAAAAAACAACGTGAATGTTATAGAAAAAGCAATTCGAGAAATTGGAAAGTTGTCATTCACTATTAAAAATATCATTGATTGGGAAAGGTTTAAAGTAGGTTCATGATTAAATTAAAAAAGCAAAACGAATCTTATACTAAAGTTGTTGGATGCGATTATTCTATGTCAATGGAATTATCTGATGAATTTTCATATATGGATGATAATTATCAATTTAAACCATCCTATAAATATGGTGGATGGGATGGTAAGATTCGTTTATTTAATAGAAAAACAAATTGTGTTCCTATTGGTCTAACTCCATTACTGATCAAATATTTTAAAGATACAGATGTTGATTTTGAGGTCGATGATTCTCTAAAAGAGAAAGGCCCAAAACTATCCTCTCAATTTATTGAAAAATTCTGCGATAAAGTCCTAAAGATTCCAGAAGATTACGATAAGAGGGATTATCAATTAAAAGCCGTTCAAGAGATGATCCATCATAAAAAATTGGTGGGAGTTTCTTCTACAGGTTCTGGTAAATCATTTATCTTTTATCTTTTTGTTAATTTACTTCAATTTATTTCTAAACAAGACGATAATAAGGTTTTAATTCTCGTTCCTACAATTTCTCTGGTCAATCAGATGGCAAATGATTTTCAGGAATACTCAGAAAATTTTTGTGATTTTTCGCAATATGTTCATAAAATTGGTGGGAATAATAAAGGTCAAAAAGATACGGATAAGCCTATAACTATTTCCACATGGCAAAGCCTAATGCGAATGCCCACTGAATTTTTTGAAGATTTCAATGTAATTATCACGGACGAGGTTCATGTTGCTACAGGTAAAGAATTGACCAAGATTGTGAGCAATTGTCGAAATTCGGAATATTGTATTGGTTTTACTGGAAGTCTCAAAAAATCAAATATTCACGAATTACAGCTTAATGCTTTATTCGGCCCCATTAGAAAATATACTAAAACAAAAGAGTTAATTTCAAGAGGCATTTTATCAAAACTTGAGATTAGACCTATTGTTTTAAAACATCCGAAAGATGTGATACATGATGTTTATAAACAAAAAGAAATTTTAAAGAAAAATGATGAGAGTCCTACAAAATCATATAAATATGAATCAGAAACTATTTTAGACAATCCTGATAGGCTCAAATATATTGCAAAATTAGCGGCAAGCAGAAAACAAAATACTTTAATCTTGTTTAAAAGTATTGACTACGGTAGACAAATTTTCAATCTTCTTTCGGAAAAAACCGATAAAGATGTTCGTTATGTGGATGGTACAACAAAGCCCGATGAGCGTGAACAGATTAGAAAAGATGCTGAGAAAACTGATGATATGATTATTGTAGCGTCTTTAGGTGTTTTTTCCACAGGTGTAAATATCAAGAATTTAGTCAATATTATTTTTGCTGAAAGTGTGAAATCAAGTATCAAAGTCATTCAGAGTATTGGAAGAAGTTTAAGAAAACATAAAAATAAAGAAAAGGCAATTATTTGGGATATTGTGGACGATTTAACCTATACAACAAATCGTGGAACAAAGAAAAAGAATTATATTTTAAAACATTTTTTTGAAAGAATTGGATATTACGATGAAGAAGGTTTTAATTATAGTCTAAAAAATGTTTCTTTGTAGAAAGTAAATATAGCTATGACATATAAAAATATAAAACCTACAAAATTCAAGCCTATAAACAAGAAAAAATATAAGGGTGATGCGAACAATATCATTGCAAGAAGTGGTCTGGAAAAAAAGTATTTTATGTATTGCGATAGAAACCCTAATGTTCTCGAATGGAGTTCAGAGGAAAAAATTGTAAATTATCGGTCGCCAATTGACAATAATCCTCATAGATACTTTTTAGATTTATGGGTTAAGGTCAAAACAAAAAGTGGTGAGATAAAAGAAGCAATCATTGAAATAAAACCACTAAGCAAAACTCAGCCTCCAAAGCCTCCAAAGAATAATAACACTAAAGCCAAAAACCGTTATAAAGAAGAGATTAAAGAATTTATGGTGAATAAATCAAAATGGGAAGCGGCTGAGAAATGGGCTAAGAAAAAGGGAATGACCTTTCAAATTTTAACTGAGAAAGATATTGGTTAAATATATGGCAACAAAATCAAAAACAACAAAAGCAACGTCTAAAATACCTCTTAATGTTAGAGATTCTTTAGATCGTCTTTATGATACAGATGTACCAACAATTAAAAAGGGTAGCCGTTTGACGTTGGGAAATATGTATCTGTTTGCTTATCCTAACCCTAAATGGAAGCAGAAACTTCCGTGGTGGGATATGTTGCCTTTAATAATTTTATTGGGGGTACACGATGGGTATGTGCATGGAATTAATGTACACCATATTCCGTGGTCGTATCGTATTAAATTTGTGCGTGAAGTGATGGAAAGAAAAGCTAAGAGGAAAAGGCTTTTATATAAAGACATTAAAAGAGCGTGGAATGCGGCAAAAATTCCTGCCGCATATGCTTATTTGGCGTACAGAACATATATTTATGATCTGATCCCGACTAATTTCAAAATGTTTGATTACGAAGATTGGAAACCTGTTACCACAAAAGTTCTTCAGAGTTATGCAAAGGGTGGTGGCAAAAATGCAACTTCAAGTGATGCTCAAATTTACAAAGAAATTCAGCGTAGACTCAACGCACAAAAGAAAAAAGTAAAATAAAGGATATTATTATATGTTTGGATTAAATTTTCTTAAATCAAAAAAAGAAAAAGATTTTGAAACAAAAGAACAACAAAAAGAATCTAATTTGATTGAATTAAAAGGTGTTGAAAATGCGGAATCGGTTGAGTTTGATGCTCAATCATTTACATTGGGATTTGATTTCGAGGAACAAATTAAATCTATTAAAGATTTGGTGAGGGTGTATCGACAAGCCGCACAAAATTCAGAAGTTGAAGATGCTATTGATGAAATTGTTAATGAAGCAATTGTTTTAGATGATGGGGATATTGTTGACATAAATTTAGATAATATAGAATTGTCTGATCCGATCAAGAAAAAGATTAAAGAAGAGTTTGAATACATTTTAAAACTCTTAAATTTTAGAGAAGATGCGCCAAACCTTTTTAAACGCTGGTATATAGATGGTCGCATGTTTGTGCAAGCTGTGGTTAAAAGTGGTGCTGAGAAAAACGGAATCAGGAAAATCAAATTTCTTTCTCCCTTAAATATTCAAAGATATAAAGATAAGGAAACAGGAAAATATTTTTATATCTATAAAGAAAAAGAGGATTCCAGAGAAGGTTATAGATTAACTGAAGATTTAATAACTTTTGCTACTTCTGGTATCACTAATCCTGATAATAAATACTTTATTTCTCATCTTCATAGAGCAATCAAGCCCTTAAACCAATTAAGACTTCTTGAAGATTCCGCTATCATTTATCGTATTACCCGTTCACCTGAAAGAAGGGTGTTTTATATTGATGTGGGCAAAATGCCGAAAACTAAAGCCGATCAATACGTTAAAAAATTGATGGATCGCTTTAAAAATCGCATTTCATATAATGTGCAAACTGGTGAAATGACGGAAAAGAAAAATGTGATGACAATGTTAGAAGATTTTTACCTTCCAACTTCAACTTCTGGCAAGGGAACAAAAGTTGAAACATTGCCGGGAGGTCAGCAACTTGGCGAAATCACTGATATTTTGTATTTTAAAAGAAAATTGTATCGTTCACTTAAAATTCCATCTTCAAGGGTTGATGATAATGAAGCAGGAAGCCCGATGGTTGATTTTGGTCGAACAACTGAAATCACTAGAGCAGAATTGAAATTTGCCAAATTCATTAATATGTTAAAGCAAAGATTTTCATTTTTACTTCTTGATCTATTGAAAAAGCAATGCATTTTCAAAAATATCGTAAATATAGATGAGTGGGAAGAAAATGAGCAAGATATTAAATTTGTTTGGGCAACTGATAGTTATTGGGAGGAAATGAAATATGCCGATAGCCTACAGAGAAGATTAGAAATTGCCAGAGATTTAAATGAATATGTCGGCAAATATTTCTCCCATGAATTTATGAGAAAAGAAATTTTTAAGCAAGATGATGACGATATTAAAAATGAAGATAAGAAAATGAAAGAAGAAGGCGACAAATATAAACCTGATGAAGCTGATGCAGGATGGTAATTTAATTAGTAAATATATTAAAAGGAGTAAATAAATATGAATGAATTATTTCAGTATGCACTAAATGGGAATGTAACTAAATTCAAAGATGCTTTCAAAGAAAAAATGGGAGAGCGTTTTTCCACCAAAAAAGATGAAATTAAGAAAGATGTGTTACAGCAAATTTCTCCAAAGGAATGAATAAATGAAACCATTAATCGAAACTAAAGAATCATTTAATTTCCAAACACAATTAGATGAATCTACCGGCAAAAAAGATTTTTATATTGAGGGTATCACGCTTCAATCTGAAATTAAAAATAAGAATGGTCGTGTATATCCAAAAACTGTATTGAGAGAAGCTATTCATAAACATACTTCCGAAATGCTTGAATCTGGTCGGGCTGTTGGAGAATTAAAACATCCTAAATCGGACATTCACGAAATCGACCCTGAGAATATTTCTCATCGTTTCGTGGAAGTGAAAGAAGATGGTAATGATTTTTACACTAAAGCAAAAATCCTTGATACTCCAAAAGGAAGCATTGTTAAAAATCTTTTAGAGGGTGGTGTGAAGCTAGGAATTTCCTCAAGGGGTTTTGGTGATGTTAAAGAGTCAAAAGACGCAAAAGTTGTGCAATCTCTCTATCTAGTTTCACTAGGAGATATTGTAACTAATCCATCGGCCCCAAATGCTTTTGTTAATGCAGTCATGGAAAATAAAGAATTTGTATTTGAAAACGGAATTATTGTTGAAAAAGATTTGTCGCAAGAAATTGATGAATACAAAAGCATTATTCAAAAGGCTTCAAGCAAGGAACTTCAAGAAGCTATCAGTAATATTTTCGATGATTACATGAAAAAGATTTTAAAGAGTAAATAATAATAATAATAGACATTAATAGTATTTAAATATAAGGAGTTAAATATGGATGAACTAATCAAAGCACTAAAGGAGAAACTTGGTGAAGATGTTCTCACTAAGGATGTGGAAACGAAACTAAAAGAAAGTTTTGAAGAGGCAGTTTCAAAACAGGTCGATGATGAAATTTCCGAAACTCTAAAAGCTAAGGAAACCGAACTTGAAGAGAAAGCAGAGAGTGAACTTGTAGAATTTAAGGAAAAACTCGTTGAAAAACTTGATGAGTATGTCCACCTTTCTGTAGAAGAATTTGTTGAAGAAAATCAGGCTGTAATTGAGTCACAGACTAAAGTTGAAATTGCTGAAAAACTCTTTGAAGGTGTGACAAGTCTTTTTGAAAGCGTTGGGATTGAAATTCCTGAAGAGAACAAAGATGTTGTTGCTGATCTCGAATCAAAAATCGAGAAGCTAGAAGAAAAACTTGATAGCGAAATTTCTAAGGTTCTTGATCTAAGCAAAGAAAAACTTGAGTATGAAAAGGCTCTAAAATTCAAAAGCATGACTGAGGGTTATTCCGATTCAGACACGGAAAAGATTGCTGATCTTCTTGAAGGGATTGAAGTTGATGGCGTTTCTGATTTTGAAAAGAAAGTAAAAATCGTTATTGAGAAATTTGAAGATCGTGGTTCTAAAAAGCCTGACGATGATTCAACACCACTAGAAGAAGATTTCAGCGGTGAACATATTACTGAATCTGAAGTGGATAAATACGCCCCTGATATTTTTTAAATTCTGAATTAGTAAATAATATTAGATATTAAAGAAAATTAAATTAAATATTTATAAAGGAGTAAAAAAGATGGATAAACAAAAACTAAAAGCACTTGTTGAAAAATGGAATCCCGTTATTGAGGGACAGGGTAAATGGGAGGATTTTGTTGCTCATTGCCCTAAAGTAAATCCTCAACACAAAGCGATTATGGCACAGCTTTTTGAAAACATCGAAACTCTGCCTCTACAGGAACGCACCGACGCTGGTGCAGTTGGTGATTATAAGCCTATTCTAATCCCCATGCTTCGCCGTGTTATGCCTTCCCTAATTGGTAATGAGATTTTCGGTACACAACCTCTTACCGGCCCCACTGGTCTAATTTTTGCCCTTCGTGCCGTTTATGGTAACAGCACTGATAATCCTGTTAGTCGTGCAAATTCCGTAATTCTAACTCTTGCTACTGGTCATGGTCTAGCGGTTGGCGATACTATTACTGGAGATACTTCCGGTGCAACTGGTACTGTTCGTTATGTTGAAGATAACAATGTTCTAGTTGAAGTCGCAAGCGGTACTTTCCAAGCTGAAAATGCTAATACTGCCGCAACTTCAATTGCCGCTGTTTATGAAAATGAGGCACTATTTAACATCATTTTCAAGAATTACACCGGGCCTTACGCAACTGCTGATGGTGAAAAACTCTCAACTGATATGAAAGAAGTCGGGTTTGACATTCAGACCGGCAATGTAAAAGCCGAAACCCGTAAACTAAAAGCCAAGTGGACTGAAGAACTTGAGCAAGACCTAAAAGCTGTTCATAACATGGACGCAGAAACTCTTCTTTCTGCGGTTGCCGCTGACGAAATCACAATGGAAATGAACCGTGAATTCATTAATAAGGTTCATGAAAAAGCGGTTCTCGGTAGTTCCTCAACTTGGACTTATGATCCTACTGATGATAGCCAAGGTCGTTGGGAAAATGAGAAATATCAGGCTCTTTGTTCCGCAATTTCTCGTAAGCAACGTGCAATTGCTGTGAATAACAAGCGCGGTCAAGCAAACTGGATGATCGTTTCTCCTGCTGTTCTTTCTGCACTTGAAAATGCTGGTAAACTAAGCACTGTTGGTACTGATCCTGTCAACAAAGCGTTTGCTGGTACTGCAATGGGTATGAAAGTTTTCTGTGACATTTATGCAACCGACAATTACGTTCTACTCGGTTATAAAGGTTCTCAGGAAATTGATGCTGGTATCTTCTATTCACCTTATATTGGTCTACAGGTACGCAAAGGCTATGGTGAGGAAGATGGACAACCCCGTACTTTCTTCAGCACTCGTTATGCTCTTACTGATAACATCATGGATTCCGAAAAATATTTCGGTAAAATCACTGTCGAAGGTCTACCTCTATAATTTGTTTTTAATTGTAATGTGATGTAAAAGGGCTAGGGAATTTTCTCTAGCCCTTTTTTGTTTTTGAGTAAATATAAGTGAATAAATATAAAGGGGAATTATAATGAGTCTGCAATTTCCAAAAGATATAGATTTAAACAAACATCCATTTATGAAATTTACTGCATATCGGTGGAATGCTACCGGAAAAATAAATCAATCTGTAACAACCACAAAAAATTCTGTAGGTACTGTTATTTTGCCTTTTTCGGAAAGTGGTTTGAATGATAGTATTTCTTCAAATTGGTCTGAAGAAGAGGGTTTGTTAGTTTCTGGTGGTAAAGATGCCGCCGCAAAATATTTCAAATCAAAAGTAAAAGAAATGGCGGGAGAATTATATAAGTTTGCACGTTACAGACAAGGCTCAACATTAAATGATTTTGCTTCATTATTATATGAGGGTGTTGGTTTTAGGGAATTTCCACTAACCTTTAATTTGGTTCCTAAAAATTTAGATGAGGCGACAACAATCGAAAATATTGTGAAATTTTTTAAGAGAAATTCATTACCTCATTACCGTGAACAGGTTATGGATTTTCCAAATTTTTGGCAAATATCAGCCGTGTTTCCGGGAAATAAGAATGTAACTCATTTTAGAAGTTGTGTTATTACCAGTTTAGAATTTAATTATTTTCCAGATAGTATTGTAACTGTTTTTAAAAGTGGTCATCCTATAAAAATTACTGCTTCTATTACTTTTAAAGAGTTGGAAAAATTAGATAAGGATATGTTCTAATGGATATTTTTAAAATTATACCGAATATACAATACGGTTCAGAAGAATTGAAAAATATATTCTTTAAATATATCATTAAAAATAATATAAATAGAGAATTTTTAAGCGTATATAGGCTTAAAGACGGTCAATCTTTAGAAGAAGTTTCGTATGAGTTGTATGGTAAAGTTGATTATTGGTGGATAATCGCATTTATCAATAAAATAGATGATGTAGTTTTTGATATACCAATAAATGAAAAGATGTTGAAATTTATCGCTAAAGAAAATAGTTTGAAAGATGATGGTT